GGTCGCTCCAGCATAAGCAATTGCATTAGGTGATTCCGAATTTCTAAACAAATTCTCATTCGGATAAACCTTGGTAAAGGTACCGTCTGCCATCATCCATGCTTTATGCGGATGGTATGTTTCGCCTGGTTCTCCTTTTTTACCATCATCGATATTGGTAACTGTCACCTCAACGCCACCCCGCACATTCCCCGAATCGTCTGCTACTTCAAAACGAAAGACTGCCTTTTCTTCGATATCTGCAGCATTGATCGTCACTGTCTTGGTATTTGAAAACAAAGTGCCATCTTTATACCATTTCAGACTAAAGGTATCTGTTACATCCTTGATACCATCTCTAACACGAGCAGTTAATGTGGTACTGCCGAATCCATTTTTGAAAGTCACTCCATCACTAGTGATGATTTCATAAGTAAAGACTTTATTTGCTTCGATTAGTTTTCGCATTCGAGCAAGCAAATCATTACTGATTTCGGATTCTTTTTGAACAAAGTTAGTAAACGTTGTCCGATCACTAGATGTCACACCTAATACAAGAGACTCGGTCTGCTCATAAACCCTGGCTTCAAGATAAAGGGGTGGATTATAGTAAACTGAATCTTCTAATGAGAACGTATCTCCTGGATCACTGTCAAAATATCCTTGTGTTTCATAATCAACCTTGATCTGACTTATTTTTTTTAACTCAGAAAGCATGTACCCTTTTAAAGCTTCAACGGTGGTATATTCTGTTTCTCCTCGATCATCAAATAAATACCCATCATCTTTTTTGTTAGTGTTTGACGGAATTTTATTTCTTGCCTGCAAAGCTCGGATACCGTTATCGCCTTTTTTACTGAAATACAGAATGTTTCCATCAGCATCACGTTCTTCAAATTCGAGATTTACGATTGAAAGCCCATCTTTTCCAGTAGCACGAATAGCTGTATAAAACTCGTCAGCAGAATCTTTTTGATTGATTACTTTTAACACTTTTCCTACTCGTAG